AGTAATATCGACACAACTGACGGCAATACAGCAGGTACAGTTTCTGCTGGTACTATTACCTCAGGTATCTATGCTCCTGGTACTATTGCAGCAACACAGGATACAGCAGGAGCAGCATTCTCCTTTAGTCAATCATATACTCAAGGCGATGCAGTTCCAACAAGTGCTGCAACAGTAGGTGCTAATCCAAACTTTTCATCATTGACTTCTTATTCAGCTGGAACTGCTGGTTCTCTTGCTGGTACTGTTACATCTGCTGGTGTCCTTACGGTAACTGGTGGAGGAGCAGGCACAAGTGCCATCGGGCAATTCGTAAGTGAGATCACTGTTATCGATTGATGGAGATTCGCAATGACCCATTTTGGAAAGACAATCATATATATTGCGATGTCTGTGGCGGGAGTATGTCTTATTCCTGCCGCTGCCCTGGCGGTCCCCGTGGTCCCAAACTTTACACAGGGCTCGATGACGAGTCACACAGAAACAACACAAAAAATAACTGAAACCATCAATTCGATGGATTACAACACAGGTTATCAATACTCATCAACTGGTAGTGGAGTTGAACCAGTAACCGGAACCTTAAGTCCAACGACAGGTTCTTCAAACGTAACAATTAATGGAGTGAGTTCATCATGGACAGGAATAACACAAACGCCACAATTCGTGCAAACGGATCCGGGGGCTGCGTTTCAGTTTACAGAAACTTACAGCGGACCAGGTCTCAGCAACCACACGATTATTCAAAGGGAAACAGAGGTGACATCAATCACCGATACAACAAGTATATTCCAACAATAGGTAAAGCACTATGTCTATCTGCTCTAAGTGTAATTGCAACTGTCCCTGCGAATGCAGAAACTGTGGGGGGTGTAAGTGCAACAGCAAGTCCCATTGCGAATAGTTCAGGATCAGTAACCAACCAGGCAATTCAGGTTTTACAAGGTCCGTACATCACTAACACTTATGGTGGTGGTATTCAATGTCAGGGTGCTACCGTAAACTTTACACCCTATGTAACTGGTGCAGGTTCAGTTCAAAGACCTTGGGAACCTCATTATAATGATCCCGTATACGATATCAGTGATAACACTGGTGCCTTCGATGAAAACGGGAATACAATAGGCGATGGAATTATTGATAATCCGGGCCGAATTCTTTTCCATAAAAGAACAAGAACAGGTCAAAAAGATAACTACAGTCTTTCTGTAGGTTTCTCTGCTACCTGGTCCACTCCATTAGATAGAAAGTTACAAGATCAATGTAAAGAAGCAGTGGATACACAAATTGCTTTACAGCAACAACTAACTGCTAATAAAAGATTAGACTTTGAGATTGCAAGATTGAAAAATTGTGGCGAATTAATTCAGAAGGGTATTACTTTTCATCCCAAGAGTCCTTATCATTCAGTGTGTGCTGATGTAGTAGTAAAAAATACAACTTACATCAAACCTCATAGGCACACTATTCCATCTGCTCCTACTTCTACTTCTTCAATGCCTTCCTTAGAGCCTGTATCGCATTTACCCGGTCGCGCTGAGCATCTCGGCGCTGCGTTACAGACTCAACCTTTGTTTCCTTCCCCCTGATTGAAGCAATCTTTTTGATAACTTTCTTAGTTACAGGTTTAACTACCCTCAAAAGAATATCAGCAAAAGGTTTTGCTAACAAAGCGGAAGTTGTTGCTACTACAGCAATACCAGCAGTGGTAGTAATAGTTCCAGCAGGGGGTATAGCATTAATAATTTGATTAACAACGGGAACATCTTCTACCTCTCGAATACACTGGGTACCTTCTAAACGGTAACCAGTTATTTTTTTGCGTCCATTATCAAATAAAAACCCAACAGGTTCTGTTTGTAATTGTTGTTTAGTTGGACACTCTATCTGTGCAGTTACAGGTGATGTATCAGGAACTTTAGAAATAGGAACTTCGGTATCTGCTTTTGGTCGTTCTGGAGACTTTACAGGAGGAACTTCTTCTTCCTTGATGAAGATCATCTGGTCAGGTTCATAATCAATAGTACTGAAACTAGGAACCCCAGAATCGCAATACGTAACCAGTCCATTTTCATCATCTTCAGTTACCTTATTATTTTTTGCATTGTTTGTTTTGTGTGCTTCTACACAACCAGGCATATCAACAATAGGTAGACCAATATCCACCGTCACAGGAGCAGCACTTGGAATACTATACCTAGGTTCTGGAATAACTGATGATGTAATATTAGGCACATCTAATTCCCTAATATCAATATTCTGCATCACAATACGAATTTGATTCGTTCGTATTTCCGGAATTTTACTCACTGGTAAAGAAATTTATAAATGTTGACCAGGCAGAATGAAATGCAACATATAACGCAAACGTTTCTGTTGCCTCATCCCTTTTTCTGTTTCTTCTTCTTGATGATGTGGTCATAGTAATTACCTCCCGTCAAAATACTTTTCAATTACGTGTAACCGTTCTTCTTCTTTTGAAATTAAGTCAATTTGTTCTTCTACAGCACTCATAATATCTGGATGTTCGCCAATACCAACGGGACTAGTAAGATAAACCTCAACATTCATCTTTGCTCGTTTAATATTTCCAAGAGCACTTGCTTTAAGTGCTTCTAACATTTCTCTTCTCATAGTAGTAATGCTCCGATAATGAATCCTTTACCAAATGCAATCCAAGTCATTTGATAACCATTCAAATTGAGTTTCTTTTTGAATGGTCTATATACTTTTTTGCGATGCCACTCAAAGGCAGTTTTAATATGTTTAGTCATTCAACAAGTGTTCCTTGTGCCCTACGAATCTCTTTCAATGCTTCGAGATTCATATCCTTGGTGCCTCCATCATAGGCATGAGCATAACCTTCAGTAATCATTTGCTCGTTGAGGGACACATCTGCATCCCCGATGTAAAGCCAACCAAGAAGACGCCCATATTTCCCAGTGCCACCAACAAGTTCAGTCCTAACAGACAACTCATCATCACCAGCCAACGTACCTTCCAGTTTTTCTTTGAGCCAGTTGGTTGCGTCGATTCCAAGAGCTTTCTCCTCTAGATTTCTCGTTCTTTTCTCCGGTGTATCAACTCCTGCAACTCTAACTCTTTCTTTCTTGTATAGATCAAACCCGAGGTCGATAGTAACGTCAATAGTATCGCCATCAAGAACACGATTGATCTCCGTGACTCGGAAGTTGTAGCAGCTCTTCCTGCTCGGTGGTTTCAGTGCTCCCATGGGATTCCCTTTCATCTATTCCTAGTATATAGACGACAACATACAAAACTCCCATTAAGAGTATGATAATCGAAATAATCACACTCCAAACAGGATCATTAGCATTATCAAGTGGAAGTAATAATAAATTCATTTATGACTTCTATTAAATGGTTCCCAATGTTGCCAACCATAATTATGAACTGCCCACATACCAAGAATGGGAACGAAGACTAGGCACCATGCCATTAGTCCACATCCCCATGGGTTGTTTAATACTGTTCCGCAAAACCTAGCAAACTGTAACATTATTCTTGTAAGACCGATAAAATGAATAGAAATAATCCAATTAAGAATAATCAGGTAGGATATGCATTGGTTAGCCCCCAGAAAACAAAAAATGTAATTGAGGAGAGTAAAAGTGTCGCTGAAAAAGTAAGAGGTTTCATTTCTATAATGACGCTTACATTTCGTATTTAACCACTAATCCTGCAATACTGCATTTATTTTTTTTAGTTTCAACATATTGTTTTCCTTTCAAAACTTTCTATTCTTCCATAGGTCTAAGAAGTAACGATCTACTTGATATAAATCACCTTGCGGGGGTTGCTCATCACCTTTAGACCATTCATTACATAATGATCTCATTTCTATACAGATTCCATTGGGTTGAAACATCCTCCCGAAAGAAGACATAGCAAACGCATATCTCATCTTAATGCGCTGTTCCATTTCCGTCATATTTGTCACTTTCATAATAGACATTCTCACCCTTTCTGTACCCGAAATAAATGGTGGCACATAAAAACGGTAGTGTTCCGAAAAGTAGTATATTTGCTAGGGTCATTTAACATTACCTGGTGATAGTGATTGGAAAATTTTGGAGCAAACATCAATAGCATAAGGTGCTCCATATACACCAGAGAAGATATAAGATATACCCAACTTAGAACAATACAACTCCAGTTCCTGACATTTTGTTATATCACTGGTGCTATGATCAATAATGATATCACCCTCCTCAAGTAAAGGTAGCAACTGATCAAGTGTGTCTTCTGCCTTTTGCTCTGGGAGTGTAATCTGAAAGATTCCAGGAATCCAACCAGCACTAGTAAATTTTTTATTATCAGTTTTAACTGCTCGGACAAGATACTCTAGTGAAGTTACACATCCACTAAGGTGTCCTGCTTCATATTGTCCACAGGCATTCTCATAGTTAGTGCTACTATAACCCCAAACTTCAATTCCCTTTGCAAGCATACGGCGAGCCATACCTTCACCAGTACGACCTAAACCAATCATTCCAACTTTCATAATTTTCCTATAAACTAATTTTTAACCATGGCAAAATTGGAGGGATAACACCAATAAGTCTTAGCAAACCTTCACTAAACAATCCAAGAATAAAAAAACCAACAAACATACTGATAATTCCAGCATTACGATTGTGCTTTCGTATTGCATCATCAATCATCTCCTGACATTGTTCTTTGGTTACATAGTGCTCAGGTATGATCTCAGGCATCCGATGAGACATTCTTTTTTGTGTCAAGTGGGTCAGGTTGTCCTCCCACTATAGCACACGCACGTACATAAAAGTAGTTGTCTGTTGTATTGTTTTCCTCAAAAACTTTTTTAATTGTTGCCCAGTTTTGAAATTCGTCGGGATGCATGGTAGAAAGAAAGTGTCTACA